GCAGGGCTGATTTCTGTGATTTTCAAATAATGAAAGGGGATTTAAAAAAATGAATCTTTCACCCGAAGAACGAAAAAAATGCGCACCGAAAGGTCTTACCGAAGAAGAGCTTGCAGATGCACTCATGGCAAGTAATGGGGTCATCTCACATGCTGCAAAAGTGGTTGGTATTGATCGCGATTCCTTTTTGTTTCGGATCAACCATTCAGCCAGACTCAAACAAGTTTTGATCACCGCACGCGAAGAAATGCTAGATATTGCCGAAGGCGGGCTTTTTGGACTGATCAAAAATGGTGACTATAAATCGATTGCTTTTATGCTCAGAAATGTCGGCGCAAGCCGTGGGTATGGGGACAAAAAAGAGATCACGATTAAAAACGAATCAAATATGGACTTGTCGAAACTGTCAGAAGAGGAATTGGAGAAACTAAATGAACTTATCGAAAAATCAAACAGCGAAGAATCAGAACCCGATACCGACAAAAACGCAAATTGATGCTGAGTTTTGCAGACGGTCATTTTATCGCTTTGTCAAAGAGGGGTGGCATGTGATCGAACCCGCCACCCCTTATGTGGATAACTGGCACATCAAAACCATATGCGATTATCTTGAAGCTTGCTATGCTGGAAAAATCAAAAATCTGATAATCAATATCCCCCCACGTTGCATGAAAAGCCGACTTGTGTCGGTGTTTTTTCCTGCATGGGTATGGACTAAGGACGCTGGCAAGAAGTTTATCTATTCATCATTTGCAGAAAATCGGGCTGAACAGGATTCCGTGGACTGTAGGAATCTTATTCTTTCAGAATGGTATCAAAGCCATTTTGACGTAAAACTATCGCCTGATCTTAATACCAAAACCAGATATAAAACTACCAGTGAAGGTATGCGTATCGCCGTTGGCGTTGGTGGTGGTGGTACTGGTGATGGTGGGGACTTTGTGATCACTGATGATCCGATAAAAGCCGGTGATGCTTCATCTGACACCAAAAGAAATGGTGTGAACGAATGGTGGGACAAGACCATGAGTACACGTTTGAATAACCGCAAAACCGGTGTGAAGATCGTGATCATGCAGAGATTGCATGAAGATGATCTAACTGGATACCTACTTAGTAAAAAGTCCCCGAAGTATGAACACCTATGTTTACCAATGGAATACGAAGGCGAAAGGTTTGTTTCATCCATTGGTTTTAAAGACCCACGGACTGAAATCGGTCAACTTCTTTGGGAAGAAAGATTTTCACAAGAAGAAGTACAGACCCTAAAATCTGAACTAGGGGAAATGGGGACAGCCGGTCAACTGCAGCAAAGACCCGCACCCGAAAAAGGTTTTATTTTTAAGCAGGCATGGTTCAATCTTAGATTGCATGAACCTGAGATAATCGCAAGATGGATCAGTTGGGACACCGCGTCTGCAACTGGCAAAACGTCTGCCTACTCCGCTTGTACAGTCGGCGGGCTGATGCCTGACTACAGACTTTTGATAGAAGAGGTCTACAGGGAAAAGTTGGAATTTCCACAGTTGAACAGTGCGATTGAACACATGGCTAAAAAGTATGCTTACAAACTTAATGGAATAATCATCGAAAACAAGTCCAGTGGCATATCAGTTTTACAGTCTTTGGCTCAGTCAGCACCCGAAGAAATCGCAAGCTTGCTTGTTAGCTTTAACCCTGTTGGGTCAAAAGATGAGCGCGGAAAACATGCTTCCATCTGGTGCGAAAACGGGTCTGTGGTTCTGCCACAAATCAGCGATAACCGACCCTGGCTATTTGACTTTGAAAATGAACTGTTTACTTATCCATCCTCTAAGTACAAGGATCAGGTAGATAGCTTTAACCAGTTAATCTTATATTTGCAACACTTCCTAGCTAGGGGATATCAGGCTAGAGAGTCTGCATAAAGGAGAAAAAAAATGGGAATTTTTGACTTTAGACACAACACAAAAAACCCGTACATGATCGAAGACGAAAAGGAAATCACTTATGAAATTTTGAAAAGATATTATGATAACTCTTCAAAAATCTATAAGCATTACAAGAATAACAATCTCTACATTCACATTGAACCTGTGAGAACTTGCGTCCACCGCTCAGTGGAGTTTTTCGTTTCAAAGGTTGCAAGTGGTGACGCAAAAAGCATCAAGATCGTCACCGACAATCAGGCGTTGGAACAGGCTATCAGACAGGTTTGGAAATGGTCTAACTTCTCTGCACAAAAACAGGTGATGGTGCGATATGACGCACTGTTTGGCAACCTTTTTGTGAAGGTTGAAGTTTCAGAAGGCAAGGTTTATTTTGTAAACGTTGACCCAAACCATGTAACTGATTTCGAGGTTGATCAGCGTGGTTATCTGACAAAAATCCGCTTAGATATTCCTACTAAAATTGACGATCAGGAATACGTGCATGTTGAACTTTGGGACAAAAAGTCTGACTACATGGGGGTTTGGGAATCTAAGCAGGGGGTTGGTGCTGACATCGATCAGTTGGGTGATCCCAAAGAGGTGCATTTTATCTCTGATTTTGGTTTTGACTTCATCCCATTTGTACACATCAAATTCGTAGATACCGGCGATAAAAAGGGGGATTCTTGCGTCAAACATGCAATCAGCAAGATCGATCAGGCAAACAAGGAAGCCACTCGGCTTTCAGAAATGCTTTTGCGCTTTAACAAACCTACTTTCGTGATGTCCAGAAATGCGTTTGACAAGGACGGTAAGCCACTGCCAGCACCAAAGATTAAAAACAACAATAACACGGCAAAACCGGAAGCTTTGGAGATTAACCAGATCGATGAATCTGTAATCTTTATGGATGGTGTGCAAACACTGGAAGCTATGATTCCTAACATCAACTACGCTGATGCTTTGTCAATCCTAAAAGACCTTCGTGAAGATATCGAGCAAGACCTACCGGAACTTCGCTATTATTCCATCAAGGATTCGTCCATGAGTGGCAAGGCTATCCGCTTGCTTCTTTCGGCTGCAATCGATAGGGCTGAAGAATGTCGCGGGAACTTTGTCGCGGGTGTGACCCGACTTGACGAAATGGCAATCACAATTGCACAAGCACAAGGAATCTTTAGCGGGTTAGGAAGTTTTGAGTCTGGTGATTTTGAACACGAGCTGGTTTTCCCTGAAATGTTCCCTGTGACTGTGGACGATATGGCTACCACTTTAAAGACCTTTACCGATGCGGGTCTACCCTTGCAATCAGCAATGCAACTTGCGGGCTTTTCGGAAGATGAAACTTTGCAAGCGGTGGAGCTAAAAACAAAAGAAGAAAATTTGATGGCAGACATCCTGGTTCGCACCAGTACAGCCAATATGCAAAAATAATGAAAAGGAGAAAAGAAAATGCCAAAAAGAAAAGGGTGGACTGACAACGATTATCAGAACGCAGTCAGACAGTATCTGAAAAGATTTTATGACAGACTTGACAAACAGGAAGCTTCGCAGTTTCGCTATTTAGCTAAAAAGTGGAAGGTGATCCAGAGTGAACTAAAAGACCTGATCACTGAACTATCAAAAGTAGAAGTCAAAACGCTTGACCAGCTTTACCGTTTGGGTGTCTGGCAAACATTTTTGAATCAATCAGAACAGCAAATCAAGTTTTATAGCTTCGTTGTCGATCTTAGAGTATCAGAGATGCAGGACGTTGCAATCAGGGCTGGTCTGGCATTGAATGAAAACATAGCTTATATTTTTGACGCAAGTTTTGAGTCTGGAATCGGTGAAAATGCGGTTCGAGCCATGATAGGCATGAGTTCAGAAGGTGCGCCTTTATATGATTTGCTTATGAAATCCTATCCTCAAACAGTAGAAGATATCGCTGATCAACTGATCAAGTCTACCGCTTTAGGGATTAACCCTAGAGTGACAGCCCGCCTGTTGACTGACAAACTGGATGGCAATTTCAAGCGGTCACTTCGGATTGCACGCACTGAGCAGATGAACGCATACCGTGAAGCAAGCCGTCTACAAATGGAAGCAAATGGACTTGATAAGTGGGAATGGCTAGCTGAAGACGATGCCTGTGACTACTGTCTGGAACAGAACGGAAAACAGTTTTCCACCGAAAAGGTCATGCAGACACACCCGAATTGCCGGTGTGCCATGTTGCCGGTTGTCAATGTAGGGGGTGGCTAAAAGGGCACCCCCTTTTGTGATTTGTGCTATAATGAAAAAAGTGCGGATTAATCGTCTTAAAAAGCATTTCATAAAGACGCACATTAACAAGCAAACCCTATAGTTGCTTCATATATTAACACGCCTGGGAGAAGGGTGAGTTTTTTACAATCTT